GTTCTGCCTCATCCCTTTAAGCTTTTATGGGTCATTACCCAACGACCGTTTAACATGCCTGCCAAAAAAAAAGCATCCGCGCTAGACCGAGCAGCTGAGATCGGCGTTTCGATTCCGACTCTCAACAGTTGGAAGCGCTGCGGCGTGAACATCAACTCGGACAAGGAGGTGAAGCTGCGGATCGGGCGGATGAGAAGCATTCCGCCGACGCTCAAGCCGGAGTTCATGCCGAAGCTGGCGGCGAAGATTGAGGCACCCGGCGAAGACCCGACGCAGATCGACATTGAGGCGATCATCCGGCAGTTGTCGAACGTCACCGACAAGCACCAGGCGCAGACGGTCAAGATCCAGATCGACGGATTGCTGAACGCTTACAAGCTGCGGGAGGCAGCGGGGAAATATGTGGCGAAGGCGATGGTTGACGAGGCGCTGATCCGCATCGCGGCAGCGGTCAAGGCGGCGATCCTGCGGATGGAAGCCGACCTTCCGCCGCAGCTTGAGGGATGCGACCCACCGGCGATGCAGCGGATCATCCGTGGGAAGGTCGATGAAATCATGGGCATGCTTTCCGAATCGACCGCGAAAATATGGGAGAACGATGCGACTGATTGAACAGCTATTGGGCGTTTTTCAACGCGCGTGCAGACCGCCCGCTAGGCTACCACCGAGCGAGTGGGCGACCGACCGCGTAGCGATTCAAGACGGACTGACTCCGAAATACTCGACATCGAACGCCCCGTGGCAGATCGAACCGCTCGACGTAGTGGCGAACGCCGACGCGAAGGAGGTTGTGATTCTGGCCCCGATCGGCACCGGCAAGACGACGTTCATGGAGGCGGCGTTGCAATACATCATCGCCGAAGACCCCGGCCCGACACTGCTGGTCGGTCAGACTGATGACGACTTGAAGGACTGGGCAGAGACGCGGATGGACTACGCGATCCGCAACACGCCGGAGACGGCGGCGCTCTTGCCGGAGGATCGGCACAAGAAACGGAAGATGCAGATCCTCTTTCCGCACATGTCGCTATTCCTGACCGGCGCGAATCTCAGCGGCCTCCAGTCAAAGTCGATGCGCCGGGTGTTTTGTGATGAGGCGTGGCAGTATCGTCCCGGCATGTTGAACGAGGCGCGAGGTCGATTGCACGATCGGTGGAACCGGCAGTTCTTCATCTTGTCCCAAGCGGGCGTAAAGGGCGATGACCTGGACAAAGCGTGGGGACATTCCGACCAGCGCGAGTTCAGCTTCTCCTGCCCGGACTGCGGCACCGTGCAGCCGTGGAAATGGTGCAACGTCGTGGGCTATGAGGACGACACGCTGGAGCCGCTGGCACGGGCGCAGCTGGCTCGGCTGAAATGCGACAACGCGGAATGCGATTGGACATGCCCGGATTCGCCACAACCGCGGCGGGCGCTGGCCGAGGGCGGGCAATACGTTGCGAATGCGGTCGGTATGCCGGGACACGTCGGCTTTCACTACAACGTGCTGGCGAACTGGCGCAAGCCGCTCTGGGAAATCGTCCTGCTATGGATCGAGGCCAAGGCCGCGATGCGCGTCGGCAACGTTGACCCGCTGCGGCAGTTTATTCAGAAGCGGCTCGCCGAGACATGGGAAGAAGATCTGACAGACAACCGCTCGGCACTTGTCGGCAATGGCTACCTCGTCAGCGAGTTCACCGCCGGTCAGAAGATCGAGGATGAAGCGCATCGCTTCCTGACCGTGGACAAGCAGCGGGATCACTTTTGGGCAGGCGTGCGGGCGTGGCGGGCGAACGGAGAATCAATGTTGCTCTGGTATGGCCGCGTCGAGACGTTCGACGGCGTGCATGACCTCGCGCTGCGCTACGGCATCAAACCGCAGATGGTTTTCGTGGATGCTGGCTATGACACTGACCAAGTGTATTCCGCCTGTGCGCGGATGAACTGGACGGCATTGCACGGCAGCGGGCAGAAGTCTTTTGCCTACAAGAAGCAAAACGGCGACGTGATTCACCGCCCGTTCACGCGCTTTCAAGACGCGACCGCTTCGGGCGGCGGGAAAGCTCGATACTCGCACTGGGCGAGCGACCGGATCAAAGACATCTTGCACGCGCACCGCACAGGGATCGCCGGTGAGTGGGACATCCCAGACGACATCTCGCCCGACTTCCTCAAGCAGATCGACAGCGAGATCAAGAAGGAGGTGACCAACTCCAAGACCAAGCAGGTCGAGTATCGCTGGACACGCACGCGGAATAATAACCATGCGTGGGACGTGGAGGCCATGCAGATTGTGGCGGCGCTTATGCTGAAGATCATCCCCGGCTTCGATGTTTGACATGGTAAAAAAAACGAATAAAATACAAAAAATATGACTTACAACCAACGAAAAAAACAGGCAATGGACTTCATGGCTGAATACTTCTCGAAAGAAAACTGGATAAAAATTGAACCTATTGAGTGGTTAAAAATTCGCGGATGCGGAGTTAAAATGATCAAAAAACTACAACTCGACGGCCTTTGTGCTTTTGTTGGCAAAGGAACTTTTAAGATTGAAGAAGAAAAACCAATGTCGCTAGCTGATTTATTGAAAGAGTATGATGTTTGACATCGCCGCCTAGTCGATGGCTGCCAACGTCCGAGAAGTCGCGAGAAATTTGTTCCACTACGCCAACGGCAACCCTCAGCGGATCGCCGGGATTAAGAGCGCGTTCGACGCGGCCATGGGTGGCGCTCTCAGCAAGGGCGGCATGGACAGCATCACGTCCGCCACCAAGAACGGCGTCACGATGGCGAAGCTAGTCGGACTCAATGAGGTCGAGCGGCAGACAGCCCTACGGATGGCCATAGAATTTCTTGGCATCGGCTTCGTGCCTTCAAGCAGCCGCTCGCTCGGTCGATTTTAACATAAGACACCAATGGCTATATTCGATCAATTCGGCAGACAGGTCAGCTACAAGGCAGCACGCGCAGCGCAAGACACGCGGCAACGTCCCTATGAGCCGGTCGAGAAGAAAGACATCAGCGACCTGGTGCCAGCGCTTGACCGCGTTACTCTGCAAAGCCACGCCCGCCGCATCTATCTCAACTTCGGGCCGATCAAGAACGCCATCAACCAGCGCGGGATGTACACCGTCGGGCGGGCGTTTGTCCCAATTTACACCGGAGGCGATGAGGCGTTCGGCAAGATTGCCACCAAGTTCCTGATCGACAGCTTCTACCCTATCGGCGACGGGCGCGGCGGGATGCACGACCTCAAAACCAACCTCTTCGGATACTCGACCAGCATCGACGTTGACGGTGAAATTTTCATCCTGCTGACCGAGACGGCCACCGGCTTTCCGCAATATCAGGGTATCCCATCCCACCGGATCGCCACCCCGCGCGGCTTTACCGATGGGCAGATATATCGCGGCGCTATGCTGCAAGACGGCATCACTTACTTTCCAAGCGGCGAGGCCAAGGAATATGCGTTCTGCGACAAGAAAGGCGAGCTGGATCAGTGGCTACCCGCGCAGAACGTCATCCATCTCTTCGATCCTGAGTATCAATACCAGGCACGCGGCCTGACCGCGCTGACTCACTGCATCAACGATTGCCGAGACATGATCCAATCGACCGAGTGGGAACGCTTGGCGATGTTGCAGATGTCGTCCATCTCGCTTGTTGAGTATAATGATAACGGCGGCCCCGACTTGGATGATCCTTACAACGCGCTTGTCGGTGACACCGCATCTTGCAAAGGCATGACTGTTGAAAGCCTCGACGGTGGCACCGTCCGCTATTTCCGCAGCAACAGCGGCGGAAAGATTGAAACGGTGGTGAACAATCGCCCCGGCAACCCGTTCCTCGATTTCCACAACCGCCTGCTCAAAGGAGCGTTCGCCGGGCTCAACTGGCCGATGGCGCTGTATGAAGGACACGCAGCCGGGGGCGGCACAGCCCAGCGCACGGAGATCGCTATGGCGCAACGCTCGGTCGAGGATCGGCAAGACCTTCTTTTCTACGCGGCTAAGCGGCTATGCGGTTACGCTATTTCAAAGGCGATGAAACGCGGCGATCTACCGCAATCTGCGGACTGGTATCAATGGGAGTTCTCGACTCCGCCCAAGCTCACGATTGACGACGGGCGGATCACCAAAGAGCTGGAGGCACTCTGGAAGATGGGTGCTGCCAACCTGCGCGACATCGTGTCGATGCGAGGCAAAACCTTAGAGGCTCACTATACCGAGCGGGCGCAGGAAGTCGCGCTGCGGAAACTGGCAGCCCGCGACGCTGCCGTGCTTTACGGCGTGCCAGTCAGTGACCGTGAGATGGCAATGCTCACGCCGAACGAAATGGCCGAATCAACACCATCGCCATCAGTTGATGATGATGAAAATCACGACGATGGAAATGATGAGCGTCTGCGTTTTGAAAATCTCAAATCTAAGTTTGATGCTTACGGCGTAGCAGTTCGAGCAGGTGCCATCACACCTGCCGAAATGGACGAAGAAACTTTCCGCAAGGAAGCAGGACTTCCGAACATGTCCCCAGCCGTTCGCGGTGCATGGAAAGAAGACAAAGGATTCCGCCGCCCAATCACCCTTGCCCAGCCCGGCGGTGCAAAATCGCCATTTGGCGCACCAAACCCAACACCACCTAACGAACAATGAAACTACTCACCATCGAAAACCGAGTCGCCAAGGTGCGGCTAAATGATGCAGTTACGCCATGGAGCGCGGATGACCTGATTGCCGACATCGAACGCAGCTACGGTCAGAAGGCCGTCGCTGAGAACGTGATGCTTGGAATGCTGCAATGCTCTGCCGACGATGCACTTGAGACGCTGGAGATCGAGATCAACTCGCCAGGCGGATCGGTGCTCGACGGCTACCGCGTCTATAACTCGCTTATGCAGATGCGCGGGCGCGGCGTCGAGATCATCGCCACCGTCAACACGCTGGCTGCCTCGATGGGCAGCGTGATCCTGATGGCCGCGAACAAGGTGCGGATCGTCGAGGGCGGACGCATTATGATTCACGAAGCCAGCCAAGCCGTCGCCGGTGACAGCGCAGCGCATGCCCGCGCGGCGAAACTGCTGGAGGAAATTTCCGAGGAAATCGCCGGAATTTATGCCAAGCGCACCGGCGGCGATCCCGACGAAATGCGCGAGCTGATGAAAGCGGAAACATGGATGGGCGCAGCCGAAGCCATGGAGCGGAAGTTTGCAGATGAGATCGTGCAATTTGACACCGCCCCAAAGAGCATGAGCATCCTCTCTAAACTATTCCCGGGCAACGACGAAGCACTCAAGATCGAAGCGGCCATCGCTGAAAACGATTCACTCCGCGCTGATCTTACCACCGCCCACGCCCTCATCCAAGAACTCAGCGGCCACGCCGAGACAATCACTCAACTCCGCGCCGAGCTTGCCATCGAGCAAGAGAAAGCTGCCGAAGTGACTGAGAAGGTCGAGGAGCTGGAAACCAAAGTTGAGGAGCTTGAGGAAAAAACCGAAGT